TGATCCTTTAGCATAATCAGATCCATATACAAATATTTTAAGACCTGGTGCATTTGCTCCAAAAAATGCTCCCATTGTTAAGCCATTAAAAAGCTGAACAGTTAAAGCTCCAGTCGCAGGTGCTGCTGTTGCTCCTGTTACTGTAACAATACCTTTTGCTTCTAATCCAGACGCAGGGTCAAGAATAACAATAGTATCATTAACAGAAATAACGTTTACAATTGGTACTGCTGCACCAGCTGCTGATATAGGTATTAATAAACCTGTTCCTGCAGCTCCACCTGTACCGGCTACGTTAGTATAAGAAATATGTAATCTGTTTTGTTCTGACCAGATAACTTGATCAGATGTCATTGGCATTTCAGCTCCAACCATTTTTAAGAATCCAGATAACGTACGATTTCCGTAACGCTCTACTTCTGCTTCATAAATTTCTGGTAAATATTGCTGAGCAAAATCAGCAAAGTTTGCAGGTACAGCTCCTGCTCCACTGTTGTTCCATTGTAAATAATTTGACGCAAGCACTTGCTGCGTTTGTGATGGGATAATGCTCCCAAATTGTGGTAATAAACTCATAATTTTTAGTTTCTAAATTTTTTAATTTTCAATTTTGATGAGTCCGCTCCAGAAACTGATTTAATTTTGTATGCTCCAAACCTTGCGCTGTCAACAGGTGCTGCTTTTCTAGCTCCTGACGATGTGTTATTAGATTTGTTTACAACATCTCTAATAGCATCTGCTTTGCCTTGTTCGTAAAAGTGATTCGCCATTTTATCTGCGTTTTGTCCTGCATACAATGCTTTGTGATACCCTTTGGTATCTTCAATCGTTCCGTCTTTTCCAAGGAACTTCCCTAAAAAATTGTTAAAGTTTGATTGATTTTCTGCTACCTGTGAAGGGTTTTGTATGCCATATCTAAACTTTTTTTCACCTAATTCAAAATCGAAACCTTCGAAATTTTCATTAAATAATTCATTAGTATTGGCTTTAAACTTTTCGTGGTTAGCTACATTTCTGTCCTGATCCTCTTTGTGTCGATTAAAAAAATCCGACGCTTTTTTTTGATCCTCCGACAAAGATGGTGACTTCAACTTGATGTCATCATAATACTTTGTTTTTGTATCTTCTAAAAACGTACGGGCTTTTGCAACCTCCTCTTTATACGCGAGCTTCTTTCTTCGAACCTCACGTTCTTCATCTATATCTTCATCAAATGCAAAATTGTCTTCAATCATAAAGTCAATTTCTTCCGCACTTAAATGAGATTTAGTGTTTTTATAATACTCTTTTACTAATACGTCACGATCTAAATCTTCGTAATTGGTGCTTAGCCTTATGTAATCTTGCATTGTGCCACCGGTTTCTTTCATAAAGTCAACTAACTTGCCTATGTTTTCAGGTAGTTCAGGTTGTACTGGCTGTACTGGTTGTACTGGTTGTGCAATTACTTTTTCTTCTTTTTTACTTTCTTCGGTAATTTCCGTAAGTTCTGGTTTGGATGTTCCTTCGACCATAGTCGGGCCATCTTCGGTTGGTGCATCCACATCCACTTTCTCTGCGCTTGGCTTTTGAACGGCATCTGTTTCTTCTTTAGGAATTACTATTCTAGTTACATTACTTGGAACATCTATAAGCGGTTCTTTATTTTTAGCCGCAAATTGTTCATCGGTTAATTTTGGTTTGGTCTTAATCTTAAAAGACCCTTCCGTTTTTACATTTTGTTCACTCATGATATGATATTATATAATTATTAAATACTTACCTAAGAAGGCCCAAATGAGGATAAGTCTCCAAACCCACCCATTACGTCATTACCTGAAGATTCAAAATTCTTAGGCATACCCTCTGTTTGTCTTTGTTGTATTAGTTCACTTTGTTGTGTACCTTCTTTTTCTATTCTTTTATCTTTACGATCTTCTATTTCTTTTTCTTTTTGCTGAGTAGCTGCTCCTGCTGCTTGAGCTAATTGTATGTTATATTGAAATTCAGTAGCCATTAACTCTTTTTTGATTTGAGCTTCTGCTTGCATTCTTTGCATTTCAAATCCCGCTTTAGCTTGTTCTATTGATACTTTTTCAGAAGTTAATGCTTGTTGCTTTTGCACCTCTGCCATAGCTGCTTTTTCTGATGCTTCTGCGTTAGCTTGAGCTTGCGCTTGTATATTTTGCTGGACTAATGCTTGTTCTCGTTCTTGCTTTTTCTTACGCTTTAATTTAAGCATTTGATTAGCTAACTTTAAATTTCTTATTTGTTTTATATCAATAGCGTCCTCAATATCTATTTCTTTTGTTTGCAGAGCTATTTGTATGTTTTGTTGTAATTCCGCTTTTTCTTCATCATCTGGCTCCATTTCTAAATATATACCAAAATCGTGCAAGTTAAGATTTTCTACTTCTTTTAAAGTTTCTACATTAAATGTAGATATACTATTCATTAAAGAATTTTTAGTAAGCGGGAAGTTTAAAACATCTGCAATTTTTAAAGATATATTTTCGCAAGTACTTAATGATAAATATATACTCGCGTCTTGTATGTGTTTTGTAGCAGTGTTAGATGCATTCGCAGCCATTTTTTGTAAACCAACTAAAGCGTTTGCGTCTGGCATAGCTCCATCTCTTGCTTCGTTTAAACCGGTTACATCTCTAATCATTTGTAGATTATAATTGTATGCAGTTATTAAAGCTTGTATTTTACCTATACCACTAGATGAAGATAATTCTTGAATAGGTACTTTACCTCTATTCATATCTCCGTCTTGCGTAAGCGATCTACCTACCACAGAACCTGTTTGAAAGTACATGTTTAATGCTTCTGCTGGATTGTAATTTGTTCCATTGCCTAAATCTACTTCAGCTAATCCATCCATATCTAAAAATATTCCATCAGGAACCATTCTAGACAACACTTGTTGTATTTTTAAATGAGTTAGCTGTATTATATCTGCAAAGCCTATACACTTGCTTATAAGTGATTGTATAACACCTTTGTACATTCTAGGTGCTGCCATCGAATAACTCATTTCAACACGAGTTGTATCTGCTAAAGGTCTTGTCATGTTTTCAGACATTTCCCATTTAAGCATCATATCTGAGCCAACAACTTTAGCTCCTTCGTACAACACTTCAATTGATCTTGATACTCTATCAAAGTTATCATTTGCAGGAGGGTTAAAAGCGTCTGTTTTTTCAATAGCCTTTTCTAATCCGTTATCAGTTTTCTTTATTTTAAAAACTTGATCAGTATAAGTTTTGTACTCAAAATACATTACTTGAACAGTGTTGTAATCATAGTTTTCAAAACCTCGTATAAGTCTACGGTTACCTGGTGATTTTTGGATTCTTTCTAATTCCTCATCAGAAATGTGAGGAAATTCTTTTTTAAGTTCAGGTATAGTTATAGATTTAACTTCTCCTACATAATATATATCATCAAAGTTTGGATCTTCTGTATAAGACCAAACACAATAAGCGGGATCAACATAATCAACCACTATGCCTTCTGCGGGATTAAACGATGTTTTAGTTACACCTATACCTATATTAACCAAATCTTGATTTACTCTTGATTTAGTTAAATTAAATTCATTAGTAGCTAACACTGTATTGATAGCTTCCTCCTCTGCAATTTCTACCGCTTGCTTATAGGATAGTTGCATGTGTAATTCAAACTCTTCTGAGCTTTCAGGTAATTCTTTAGGAGACATGCCTGATCTACTATAATTAATAGGTATTATTTTAGATGCTTGCGCTTGAAGATCTTTAGTTATCATATCAAACTTAAGATTTTCAGCGTATTGTGTTCTTACTTTTAAAGATTCTGGATCTTGAGCATAAGACGTAATATCATATTGCTTTTGCGTTATACCATTAGCTACTATATTTGAAAACTTTGAAAGTATTGGTACTGGTTTCCAATCTAAATTAAGATAAGACAAATCACCATTGATAGCTAATTCATCTTTATATTTTTGTACACTTTGTTCTCCTCTGGCATATAGTCTTAAATTATGAAAGTTATTCCAGTTAGAAGCATATCTATTAGAACCACTACCCCCGTAATTAAACCACTCCTGCTCAATAGCTCGCGATACTTGCAATCCATATTCTATAGTTGCTTTCTCAGCATCACTTACTACTTGATCCGGAAATGGGCTATTAGTATTTGTACTTACATTCATTTATTACATTATTTTTGAAGTAGTTCCCTCGTTATTGTATTTCTTAAAGCCTAAGTTAATTTTCTTAACTGTTATAGCTCCTTTTGGACTGTACCTATGTTTGTTGCAAGCCATTAAAGCTAAGCCTGAGCTTATTGACGCATCATGCTTTGTTCGATTATTTATATCAAACTTTGCCCAATCCTCTAATGTTCTTTGCAAATAAACGTCTCCATAACCTTCTTTAGTTATTCCTACAAAATCTTCTATATAAGTTTCAATTGCTGAAGCGTGCGCTTGCTTTATATCTTCACTTGAATTAGGTATTCCACCTACTTCTCGTTCTGATAAAGATAATTTGTTATAAGTTCTATCCGGTCTGTTGATGCTAAAACCTCTGTACCCTCTACGTTTTAAATAATAAAGTAATCTAGGCTTATTGTTTTCACACAACAATGGCATGCCGTAAAAAACCAACGCCATTAACACATCTTCAAAAAACATTTCAGCCGTTGAAGGCCTAGCTATGTATTCTAAAAAGAAATGATTAGGAGGTACATCCTCCATTGAAAACTTAGTTAATCCGTGTAATGCACCATTAGAGCCGCCACCACCAACAACACCACTAATATCGTAGCTGTCACAACCAAATGCTCCCATGTGTTCATTTCCAGGATGTTTGTTTCCATTCTTTATTATTACATTATTTTGTTGTTCTTGATTTGGGACCCAAGTAACATAAAATCTGCCATCCTTATTAGGATAGAACATAACTCTTGTATCTTTAATTCCGTTTTCCCATTGAAAGTTACCCTTGGTAACCATAGTATTATTTCTTAACTCATCGTTATAATCTATTTGTTGATAGATTTTTGTTAAGTTAAATATAGATTGTTTAGATTCATCTCTAAAGGCATGGGCCTCTGTTCTTGGAAACTGTCTGTAGTATTCGTTTAAAGCATCTGGATCATCTTTTAGCCCTTCAACTTCATTTTCCCAATGCTGTATAACTCCTTCTGTTATTTCGCCCCCATGTGGTCCGTATGTTTCTTTCTTCGGAACATCAAACACAGGATAGCCATACTGATCAATAAAACCCTCATAATTCCATTCCATAGGAATAAAAAGTTTGTATAACCCCGTTTTAGTTTGACCATTCTTGTTTCTAGTTGATGCGTCTGATCCATCATATAATTTTTTAAAGTTTTTACCTCCTTTATCCAAAGCGTTAGATGTTGAACCCATCATACATTTGCCTACAATTCTGCTACCTAACCTTAAACAGGTTTTTGTAACCCTCCAGTTATTAAGTATATTTGTAGGTCTTTCCCATTTACCGCTTTCATCGTGAACTAATAGCTTTAGCTTCTCACCATCATAACTATTATCACCTGTATTTTTCCAGTCAATAGTTGTATCTAGCCCATCAAGGTCTTCAGCTTTATTGTTATCGTCTAGTTTTCTTCTTGTAAATTTGGAAGCGGGTACTCTGTACGCCAATTCCGTTTTGGGACGGTCCATCCCGTCTTGTATTGGTTTAAAAAAGAACGGATAATTGACCGAGATCGGTACAACCTTATCTGTAAACATTTTTTTCGCATCCGCACCGGATTTAGATAATATACCGAATCGCGCGTCTGATGATATTGTAGCTGCGTTAACTGTTTCTCCCGATGACATGAACGAAAATCCAGAACGTCTATTTTTAAGGTAGCAAATTCCGTAGGATCTACTGTCCGCCTTGCAAGCTTCCCAAAACAAATAGAACAATCTGTTTGATTCTCGAAAGTCGGGTAGTCCAACGTCAATTTTTGACCATTGCAAATACATGTAATGAGTACCAGTAATATAAGTATCCACCCCTTTATTAATAAACCAGTAACCTGTTTCTCTTCTGTTAAATTCTTCATCTATATAAGGATGCCACTTTTCATGAAATGCTTTAGGATACTTTGCCCAATCAGCTTCGCTTTTTATTTTACTTAATTCTTTGGGATATTCGCTTACCACCCATTTATTTTCGCCAAGATCTTTTGCATCTTCGTTTTTAGGTAAAGCAATGTGAATATTTCCAATAAGATATATTTCTCCTATTTTACCTGTTTGGCTTATTACGATTAAATCGTATTCTTTATTATAGCCATATTCCCATTTAGCGTATCTGTTATTTTTTTTAATAACCTGAGGCTTAACGTAGTTTTTTACTATTGTATAT